ACTTCTTTTGCTTTACAGGTCGGAGGTTCTGCCCCAGTTCCTTTTCCAAAGTTTGAATCACAATGCATAATATCTGTTGGTGGTGTAATCCAGGAACCTGATACTACAGGTACAACTGGATTTAAATTTACAGGTACAAATATAGTTTTCAGTTCTGCTCCAGCTTCTGGAGAATCATTCTTTGGAGTGATACTTGCTGGTGCAGATTACTTAAATGCTGGTGGAACATTTCCAGATGGAACTACTGCGGTTCCTTCTATAACATTTAGTTCAGATACTGATACTGGAATATTTAGGAGTGGTAATGGATTAGTTTCTATTACTTCTAATGGAACCAAAGTTGCCACCTTCCCGACGGGTCAAGGGAGTGCAAACCAGGTGCTTGCCACAGATGGTGGAGGAACACTCTCATTCGTTGATCAGTCAGGGGGTGGAGCTGTCGGAGGAGGCTCTGACAAGGTGATAATAGAGAATGGGACAACAATAACAACTAACTACACAATCGGTACTGAGTTTGGATCTACCTGCAATGCTGGTAGCTTTGGACCTATTACAATAAATGCAGGTGTGACCCTCACTATACCTAGCGGTTCAGTATATACGGTGGTTTAAATTATGCCTATTACATTAAACGGATCAGGAGCAGTTACAGGATTATCTCAATTACCTGATTCTGCTATGGCAGCAGGTTCTGTTATTCAAACCGTAGAAGCGACAACAAATACACAAGTTACTTCATCATCGACGAGTTTAGAAGATACAAATTTAAGTGCATCTATAACTCCAAGTTCTACCTCTAGTAAAATTCTTGTTTTAGTTAATCAAGCATATTGTCCATTTAGGGATAGTGGATCTGGTGTTAATGGTAGATTAACATTAGTTAGAGACTCAACAACAATTCTCGATCACACTTTATCTATGAATGATTCTCTTGGATTTTCAGTACAAAATTATAATGCATTTTTAAGGTTAGGGATGAGAGTACCTCTTTTTAAACTTGATAGTCCAGGCACTACAAGTTCTGTAACTTATAAAACACAGTTTGCTACGATTGCAACATCTAATACAGGTAGAGTACAAGCTCAAAGAGACAGTATGGTTTCAACTATTGAATTATTGGAGATAGCAGGGTGATATATACAAAAATTGATGCTATTGGAACTTTAAAACCTGATGCAGAGTGGACATGGGTTGGCAAGGATTATTCTGGTTTAAATTGGTTAGATAGCACAACAAAACCAACAGAAAGTGAAATAGATGCAGAAGTTACAAGATTAAATAATGCAGAACCCATGAGATTACTAAGACTTGAAAGAGATAAAAGACTTGCAACTTGTGATTGGAGAGCTAGTTCTGATTTGACACTTGCAGATAGCTGGGTAACTTATAGACAAGCACTAAGAGATTTACCTGCGTCTGCATCACCTAAAATAGATAGTAATGGTGATTTAGATATGACATCTGTTACTTTTCCAACGGAGCCTACATAACATGAGTCAAATCAAACTAACACATAGCGGTGGAAATGGTGTAATAATAGCTGCACCTAGTTCTAACCCTGCGTCAGACAGAACGATTACATTACCAAGTGACGCAGATGGTACGCTTGCAAGAACATCTGATGTTGCATTTAAAAGCTATGCGATTGTTGCTGACGTTAAAGCAAACAACGCTTCTGGAGGAGGTACAAACTCTACAGGTGGTTTTTACCAAAGAGATTTAAATACAGAATTAGATGACCCTGATGGTATTGTTTCATTAAGCAATAATCATTTTATTTTGCAAGCAGGGTCATATCTAATTAAATGGAAAACTCCTTTTTATAGAACAGAAAGAACAGTCACAGAATTAGTTACTGTGGCAAGTTCAGGCACAGGTGGAGCAACAAGAGTTGCTACTGGAACTTCTGAAATTCTTAGAGGTGCAGCTGGGGAAGGAGATGGATGTTCTTCATTTGGAAGTACAAGACAAACTATTAGTTCTGAAACATATTTTGCAATAAGATATAGGACATCACGACAAGAAGGAACGTCTGGACTTGGTTTTTCTCATGAGTTTACTGGTGCATCTGACCCTAGTAATGTATTTACTCTTGTTGAAATATATAAGGAGGTATAAAAAATGGCAATAAATTCAGATACAGATATTGTTTTAGCTATCACACAGCTTGGTTTAAATGGTAATTTATATAAGTTAAATCAATCTATCCCTCCACACCAAATAACATCTTGGGATTCAAATAATAAAGATTCACAACCCACAGATGATGAATTAAATACAGCTTATACAGCTTGGAAAAATGCAAATGAATATAAGAAAAATAGAGAACAATCATATCCGTCTATTCAAGAGCAACTTGATATGCAATATTGGGATAGCGTTAACGGCACAACAACCTGGAAAGATGCTATTGCTAAAGTAAAAACAGACAACCCAAAGCCTAGTTAATTATGTCAGAGCTAAAAGTCAACAGTATAAAAGGAACAGGAGCTAGTACAGCAGCTATCACTATTGATAGTTCTTCTGGTGGGTGTACTGCCAATATTACTAATAATTTAAGTAATAGAAGAATAAATATTAATGGTGCTGCTCTTGTTAATCAGAGAGGAGATGTTACTGGGATTACCTCAACTGGTTATTATGGACCAGACAGATTACGCACTACAATCTATGGTGGGACATTTTCATTTTCACGAGCTGCTTCTGGTTCAACACTACCAGAATTTCCAAGATGTTTTAAAATAGATTGTACATCAGCAGCTTCCGCTCCTACTGGTACTCAAGAATGTAAAATAGGCTATGACATGGAGGGTCAAGATGTTCAACATCTTAATTATGGAAGTAGTAGTGCTAAAAAAACCACTCTTACATTTTATATAAGATCAAATAAAACAGAAACTTATACAGTATGGTATTACAGACCTGATGGTAATAGAATGAATGCGGTAAATTTTACTGTATCTTCTGCTAATACTTGGGAAAAGAAAACAATTACTATTGATGGTGATACTTCAAATGCTATAGCTGATGATAATACTTCGGGACTAAAATTTGAGTTTGTATTAGCTAGTGGAACTGGTTTTAAGAGTGGAAGTGCATTAAATGGAACTTGGGCTGATCTTGTAAATGTAAATAGATATGTTGGTAATACGGGAACATTTGGACAAAGCACAGATGATGTTGTTGAAATAACAGGAATTCAATTTGAAGTAGGTGAACATGCAACAGATTTTGAGCATCGGACATTCGGTCAAGAACTTGCTTTATGTTGTAGGTATTTTTATGGAGCCACTGATACTATTGCTGGCATATTTATAGCTGATAATGCTGATACTGATTCAGCTTATGGTGGTATACAATTTCCAGTGATTATGAGAGCAGCCCCTACTGTAATCTTTGGTGATAATGCTGGTAACAATGCTGGAGTGGTAACGCAACATGGAGCAGCACATGGTATAGCAGCCACAGCAGGAGATATCGGTAAACATGGAATAGGTAAATGTGCAAAAAATAGTGGTAACTGGGATACTGGCTCTGCTAAACCTATTGCTGCCAAAATTGTATCTGCTGACGCTGAACTATGACCTACAAATTAAAAAACAAAACTGATGGAATAACAGGGATAACATCAGAGGACAACGTAATTATTAGAATAGCTGATAATGCAGCTATCCCTAAAGACGAAGGAAACAAAGATTACCAAGAATATCTTGAGTGGGTTGCTGAAGGTAATACTCCTGATCCTGCTGATTAGACTGGTTAGTTAGTAAAGATCACAGTAGAATAAGTATATATAATATGAAAAATGTACAGTCAGAGGCCATCTAGATCGAAGAAAATACTTATAGGTTCTTTAGGAATATTGTTTGGTTTGTCTCATCTCGCTTTGATACAGTCAACAGTTAATAAAAAAAGTAGTTTACCTTTAATAAATTTACCTGTAGGACCTTATACAAGTTATATAGCAAGTGTTACAGAGAAAGGATATACCATCAGATATAAATCTCACTCACCAAAGATAATTGAAACTGAAAAACATGTTGATAGACCAGCAGGTTTTCTTGGTATGGGTAAGTCAGAAGTAAAGACATATGAACAGTCAGTAGCAGGAGGAGGCTCTGGAAGCGTCTCAGAGAGCTCTGAACTAACTGCCAAGCAGATTGCATGTATCAAGGCAGAAGGCTC